TCATTTGAAAATTATATTGTGGAATAAGCCTTTAGAGATAGGTTTGTGCAACAAAGCCACACTAATCCAATTTTTAACTGGATTAAACCTTTCAACTTTTTGCTGCGAAAAGTCTATGGACGGTATAGATACACATCCACTAATACCCAAAGTAATAACTAACCCTATTAAATAATTTTTCATTTTATTAACTTCTTAGAAAGAATAATTTTAATGCGAAGTAAACAATAAACTACCTAATAAAAGCAACATATACTTTCATCTAATTTAAATACATAAAGAAAAATTAAAAAACCCGCTTCTAAAAAGAAACGGGTCAAAAAACAAAAAACTTTCAGCGCAGTATTTGTGACATATCATACAAGTTAGAAGATGTATTTACAATATACTTTAAGCTTAATTTTTTGATGCTCTCAAAATATCCAAAACTCGCTTTGACATTTCATGCAAGTTGGACCCTATTGGTAGCCAAAAATGATAATTAATGTTGTCACGGTTAAAAACTTGCTTGTAGTAATCAGTTTTAAAAGATGGGTCGATATCAGAAGCTTTTAGTAATCTACCCTCTTTTTCTATTGTTTGCCCATCTAGTTCACCACCAACACAGATATTCATTTTAAGTACCAAATTCTAATTAGACTGGACTATAGCATAAATATAAACATGCTTAAGTGGGCATTCTTAAACGCTTAACATTTAGACAAGCATTCAATTTAGATGATTTATAATGTAACGACCATGTATTTAGGATGAAGACAGCTAATGTGTGGTGTAAATCTAACCATTAAATCAAAGGAACATTACTTAATGCAAAGAAAAGGGGCGCTTTTAACGATTGTACTGGTGGCGCTTGGTGCCCACCACCAGTACAACACAATATCAACTCTACAATTAATTAATATGGAGGTGACACAAACAAATAACTATCATTTCTAATAGAATTTCAGGTGGCGATGTTTGGCGACGAGCCACCTGATTTAATTTTAAATCATAATTGAAATCTAGCAAGTATAAAAACAAAAAGCCCATCAAACGATGAGCTTTAGATCAGTGAATTACTTATACTTCGTCCACTATATCAAAAATATGCCATAAAGCGTCTAGACAGTCAACAAGTCTAAATTATGCTTTTCTACTAATTGAGAAGCTTTTAAACGTTCAACGATTTTAATCATTAGATCATTGGCAGTTATAACGTCGATTCCTTCAAATGCTTTTAGTGTTAATTGCAATTTATTATTAATTACATTTGTAATTATTGATATTTTACCAAAATAATCAGGGTAGTATTTCAAAGTTTCATTAACTTTCTCCCGACTAACGCCTTCATATAGTTTTACAGTGTATGTTTTCATTTGAACCTCCATTTTGTCTTAATCTTTTATCATGACCTAATAAATAAAATCTAGCGCAACTCACCATAATTGCGACCTGAGCTTTAGATTGGTTTGTTTCTTGAGCAACCTTCAACAATCCTTTATTTTCAACCTTATTTTTAATTAAACAAATTAATGCAAACTTAGTTGTAAAATCTGTTTTATCAGAATTTAATAGACTTCGTAAAAGTGCTTGAATTTGATCCGCCTCATAATCACTGATCTCACATCGAATATAAGATTTACTTTTTTGTACTTCTTTGCCAGCTTCACGCATCAACCAGTAAATTTGATTGATATGAAGCCCATCTGGCAAATCACCCCCTTTCATTCTAACTGTTTCACACCATGCGCCAAACTGCTCTAACCAACCGTCAATAGTATATTTAGACCAATCCATTTGTTGTGTTTTTAAAACTGCACTCATTTTTCACCTACCAATTGCTCAATTTGTTTAATCGCCACGCCTGCTTTCACTTGCTCTGTGCTGAACCGTAAAACTGTAAAACCCATCATTGCTGCGGAGTTGTATTTCTCCATATCCCCTATATAGCCTTTACCCCTTGTATGACGGCCTCCACTCCAGATCCCGCCTTCCACCTCAATCAAAATCTTTGTACCCGTTATTAAAAAATCTGCTCTCCATTTACGTTCAGGATGGAATTTATATTCCTGTTCAAAACTGATCTTGCATGCTTTTAAATGTGTTGCTAATACCGTCTCGCCTTCACTCGGCTGTCTTGTACCTTGCTTTGCTGAACGGCGCTTTTTATTTTTCTGAATAGGAAATAATTCACGATATTCAGCAAGGCTCATTGATGACATTAAGCACCGCCCTTTAATAAGTGATCTAATTGATTAGCAATGCCGTTATAAACACGTGATTTATCTAGGTCACCCAAAAGCGTTAATGCATGGGCATCGTTTATAAATTTATCTCTTAACTTTGTTAAACCAGCTTTTAACTTGATTAAAGGATCTATCTCATTTCCATTAACTGCTTCGTGGTCTGCTATAGCCTCCTGAACTCTTTTTATATGAACAACAAAATCTTTATTACCTATTAAAAATTTGATCATTTTGAAATCATTGAAATCAGCAATAAATACTTTGCCTTTAGCAACTTCAACTCCACCAATTTGCTCTATTAGTTCCAACGATTGAACCAATTTTTTAAGGTCTAAAATCTTTGGGGTTACAACACCACCTACTTCAGCAGATCCAATAACAAATCGAGCCTTTTCGATTCCATGTTCCTTCATAAACTCAACTGCATTCATACATTCGCCCCATCAATTAGCTGAAGAATATTTCTAGGGATTGGCATACCCTCCCGACGGCACATCTCTGCGTATTCGTGTGGATTATCGAAAGGATCAGGGCCCAACTCTTTTATAAGCTCAGGCTCTTTTTCTTTTGCCTCAAGTTTTTGAACTGGTGCAGGTTTACGACCATTGATTTTTAATCTTTCCATCAATGATTTGAGATGCTTTTGAGCCTCGTCATTGCTCACAGGAACGTGTTTAGGTTCTTTGTGTTCTAGTTGTAGCGGTGGAGTGTAAAACTCTTGCTGACGGCCTTTTAACTGAGCTTTAGCAACCATCACGTTGTAGGTCCCGAAGAAATTATCTTGAGCTGCTCGCATTTGGCCGGCTTCGATCAAATACCTAACCTCGTCTAAGGCGTACTTAGTGATTTGGGTAATAACCACGGAACGGTCAGTTGTAAACTTACATGCGCGAGACCAAGCTTCTTCTGGAGACATCCAACTTTCACCGATACACCAGGTGCGAAACTCGGCAAATGACGGCATAAAGCGTCCACCTGCTGTAAGTAAACGACCAAGTGCGTTGTTAAATTGGTTTTGTTGAACGCCAACCAGTGTTTTAAGTGCGATTTGCTCAACCACTGACAGAGGAATTGCGCTTTCGCCTGTTGCTGGAAATTGCTTATTGAACTGAGCAGCGTAAACAGTGCGAAGAGAAGCGATTAATTGACGCACTTCGTTCAAGGTAATCTCATGCATGACCTACCTCCTCACTCACTAGAAACTTTTTTGAAGGGGTTACATCCACGATTTGAGACTGGTTTTGTTCTTCAAAAAGATTTGCGAAGTAACCCGGCTCTTGTGTTTTTTGCCCAACTGAAGTGATTTGCTCTTGCTTCTTGCGGTTAGCAGCAACTTGTTTCTCGTTGTTTTGAACCCAAGAGAACCACTTAACCAACCAGATGCTTGGTGTATTCAACGAGCTTGATTCGTTTGCAAAGTACCAGTCACCGAAATTTTGAATCATGGTTCTCAAGTCGATTTCAGGTACAGAAACAAATCTTTGTTGAGCAAGTGAGATGAAATCGTATTGAAACTCGCTGTATTCAGAAATGAATTCACGCATTGAGTAACGCTTGTGATCATCGATCTGATACTGAGCAAATTGGATTGGTGTAAATTGCGAATTTTCTTCACGCGCATTACTACTACTATCTATATATTGGTTATCGGTTAACGGTTTATGGTTAAGGTTTTTTTGGCTTTCACTTTCAGAACCCAAAATTAACCCACTGGGTTTTTGTGGGTTTTCAGAATTAACCGAGTCGCCTTCACTTTGGTTTTCTTTTGGTTTTTCCTTACGTGGACGCCCACCTTTCTTACCATTTTCACGATTTTTATCCCCTACTTTTTGATAAGCGGCGATTTCTGAATCACAACGTTTGTTGTGAAACCCGTCTTCCTCTTCCACAAAAAACTCTTGCAGCACAATTAATACTGCATCCCTTTCTTCTTGGGTATTTGCACGTAACCGACGAAAAACCGACTGGGTTTCTTTGGGTAATGGTTTTTCATTCAAATAATAAAAATCGAGAGCACGGCGATAAAAGCACTCTTCAACTGGGCTAAGGTGCGCTGTAGCAACCATAAAGTCGCTGATATGGTGGAGATATTTATACATCAGTAACTGCTCCTAATTTTACAAGACCGCGCATTTCCAACTGACGAATAATTCTTGGAGGAATAAATTCGTTGTTGATTTTGTAGCGAATACGAGACTTTTCTTTCACCTGAATTAGTTTGTGCCCATCCTTCATGAGACGGCGAACTGCTATAGCCTGCCCCCCATATGGGTTAATTCTTCAAGTTGATAAAATCTTTCCTGAGCCTCAATTGCGGCATTCATAACTGAAAGTGGCATAGCTGCTAATTCTTTAGCCGAATAGATCTTTACTGGTTGTTCCAGTGGAATTACCACCTCTAGCGGTGTGGTGGAAACGGAAATATCCTGTTTTCTTCTTGCTGCATATCTCACTTTTCACCACCCTTTGGCTTAACATAGCCTCCAAAAGAATCAACCAAACACGCCTTGGTTAAGCTGGTTACAATCTGCTGTGCCAACCACTGCGTTATGCGAAATTGACGAGCCATAGCCTCTGAAAATTCAACCTTGGTTACCGCCGCATTATTTTCGTCATACCCCTTGTTGCGTAAATTTTGCTTTTTCACCTCAAACAGGTGCCCAAGTACTCGCAATGCAGGTTCATAAAAAGATTGGATTTCACTTTGATGAAGAGAATCTTTGATTTGCTGTGTAAAGCTGCTCATGACACCTCCGCTAATGCTTGCTCAGCTTTTGTTAGGCGGCGTTTAGCGTTGAGCTCTGCTACTGTTGCTGTGCGGATTTCTTTTGAAGAAACTAGAATCAAATGTTTCTCTGATTTGATGGTCCATAAACTAGTCAAAGTTTTGTTTTTAACTTCAAACAAATCATTTGATTTGAAAGTACGGCACTCTTTAGTAAGCACTACAACGTCACCTATTAAAAAATCTGGTGAGTTGAGTTCGATTGGTTGTTCTGATAAATTGTTTGTGTTCATTTGATCCACCTCAATTGAATGCCTAACCACTCCTGTTACAGCAGGTAGTGGTTTTTTAATATCCAAGCTTTTCTTTTTGACCACTGATTTCGTCATGAAATAAGTCATCCACCGTTTCTATACGGTTCATCCAGCTTTTAGACATAACTAAAAGTGCAGCAACACGTTCTTTATCAATGCTCTGATAATCTTTAGGAACGACTTTTAAACCAAGTAAACTCAATAGCTCGCAAAACATTTCAATTTCATTCAAGCCATTGTTTTTCTTATCCGTTTTAAGCCGAGTAATAGTGCTTGGATCAACTTTTAATTGTTCAGCAATCTCTTTTTGATTGCTTATATCAAGACCATGCAATATGCGGGATACGCCATTTCTGGCGCTTGCAGATATATCAACTGATAATTTGCTCATGGTTAGGTCCTAAGCATTTGAAGTAGTTCGTTTGATTGGTTCTTTGCCATTTGCCAAATCTCTGATTTGGTATTCGCGAGCTAAAGGAATCTTTTCATTTGGCCACTGGTAAACAGCAGGTGGCTCAATTCCTAATAACTTTGCTAAGCCAACACCATTGACACCAAGCAACTCATAAGCTTCCTGTTTGGTCATTTGTGCAACCTCAAAAATAAGATTTCTTAGTATTAAAACAAAGATAACTTATTTTTGCAAGATGTAAGATAACTTATATGAAGAATCTAGAAACTATGGGTCAGCGTATTCGCGCCTTACGAAGAGAAAAGAAATTAACCCAAGGCGAGTTGGCAAAAATCGTCGGGGTTAGTGCGCCTAATGTCACTGGTTGGGAGAAAGATGCTTATGCTCCTAAAGCAGACCCATTAAGCAAAATGGCCGCTTATTTCGGAGTGTCGACTTCATATATAACTAATGGAGATGAAAGCGGACCTAAGTTGGATAGCACTGTTGCGCAATTGAAAGTTCTGGATATCGAAGCTTTTAAGAAAAAATACAATATTCCCGATAGCGAAGATGCTGTTAAATTTCTTGAAATACCTGTTAAACCATTCCCCACCCAAAAAAGATATGTTCCTGTTAAGGCTTATTCAAAGATGGGCATGGATGGCTATTTCACAGACATGGGTTATGAAGGCAATGCTGGAGATGGGTATGTTCCAACTCACTCAGCAGGACCAAGAGCCTATGGTATTAAAGGCACTGGCGACTCAATGTTTCCAGCTATCCGTAATGGATGGTATGTGGTTTGTGATCCAGATGCGGAACTCGTGCCGAATGAGTTTGTTCAGGTATGCTTGAAGGATGGAAGATGCACAATTAAAGAATTTGTTGGCATAAATGGCGGGGTTTTAAGCTTGCTTTCTGTGAATGGTGGTGAGCGATTTTTCTTTGAAATGGATGAGGTAGAAAGCATTACAGCTATTACTGACATCGTACCACCAAGTCAGCACAGACAAGAACATCCTTATTCGCATTAATCACAGGAAGACTTATGGACAATTCAAAACGACCAATCAACCAGATTATTGCTCGCATCAATGATGCTGCGAAACATGGTGAAGCTTTGGTGCTAACAGCCGAAGAAGTGAAGATCCTCTCAAAGGACATTGGTGATAAAGTCTTTATTCCAGTCCTTACAAATGAACAAGTAGTGCAGTTGGTAAAATAAGGAAAGCTTGGACAGAAAATTAAATAATAAAAAAAGACCGATGATAAGTCGGTCTTTCCATCCAAGGTTAGGAAGGTCTTGGATTGACTAATGTTGGCAGCATTAGCCTTTGCGCCCACCAATATCACAAGATAATTGATAAATTGAGAATAACATATGTTTGGAGAAATTCATGTTGCTTGATAGAGTTTTGCAATTGGAGTTGATGGAAAAAATGGCTTCAACCTACCCTTTAGCTTATGATTTTTCACATGAAGTGTACCAACTTGAAGACGAATCTAGGAAGAAGGTATTTGCAAATTTATATTATCTACAATCCCATGAATTATTAGAGCCTAAAAGTATATTTCTTCAGCTTGGCTTTGGAGCAATACAAAACTCAACATTCACACTTGGGTATACTCGCTTAACCCAAAAGGGTGCAGATTTCATGGCTAATGATGGAGGTTTATCTGCAATATTTGGAGTGGTGACAATAAAATTCGAAGCAGACCAATTTAAAACTTTATTAGAATCAAAAATCATGGCAACCGATTTACCGCCTGCTGATAAGCGCAAATTGATTGATGGGCTTCGATCGCTTTCTGGCGAGAGTATAAAACACCTGACAACGAAAATTGTGGATTTGGGCTGGGATAATCTAGGGACACTAATTCGGATAATTCAAAGCAGCCTGGCTTAGCAATTTGCTTAAACTTTAGGAAACCAATTGGCTTAGTGTAATCACCAACTGGCACATAAAACTCATCACCATCAAATGGAAAATTTTCAAAGTAAATTTGAGTTGAGTTTTGGAAAAGTCTGTTTTCAATAATTACTATATTTTCTAATTTCATAAACTTACCTATCGTGACCCGACACGATCCTTTAAAAACATATCGGGAGGAGTATTTCACGTGAGTAAAATTGTAAATATTAATTCTGAACTAATTAATTTCTATATTGTCTTAAACGATCATGCTCTTGAAATTGATCTTAAAAACAGTGATAGGATCTGCTATACAATGATGGATAGGGATACGATAAATAAATTCATATCATCAACAGACAAAGACCAATTTTATCTTGATAACATTAAGTCAAATAGAAACTTCCGCTCAGAAATTACACTTAAGAAGCACGCTTAGGAGTTGGGTGGTGACCTGCTAGTTTTTCTAACTTTTCAATGGCATCTGAAAAGAACTCGCGTCTCCACTCTAAATCTAATTCACCAGCATATAGCGCTTCTAGCACAATCAGCTTTAGCTCGCCTTCTAAAATTATTGGAGATTCATCCCAAATATCTAGGCGTGCACAACAACTGTTTCTTTTATTCTTAGCGATCATACCAAACTCCATCCAACCCACCCCGTGTGGGTTTTCTTTTGTCTATTAAAGCATAAAAGTAAGCTTTCTTAAATTAAAATAAGATTTCTTATTGACAATAAAACTAAGTTTTCTTATATTTATCTCGTAGACATCAAAAAAGCACACCGCCCCTCCCCAGGTCCGGAAGTTAATTTGAGCCCTAGCCGTATTGAAGGTACTCCGGATCAGGTGGCTCTTCATATTTTTGAAGAAATCATTTGTCCAAGTACTGAGGAGCTTATCAAAAACAATCCGGAAGCTGCAAAAGTTTTTGCATATCACATTTTTGGTTTAGCACTGTCTCAGCTTGCAGAATTCCATTCAACTAAAAGTTTAGATAAAGCTGTAACCGTTACCCTTCACAACCTTTTGCGTCAATTGAAGAAAGAACGTAATGAGTTGAGGAACTAAAGGATGAGTGGATTAAAAGTTAAAACATGTGATTTTTGTGATGACGGGAACGGTGAATGCATTTTCCCCTATTACGGCCTTGCCCCTCATATTCATACGAAGCCAATTGGCGGTACTGAATTTATAGATGTTTCATTGCCTGAAAACTTTAGTCCTGATGGGGATGGTTTAGGCATATATACACACTGTCTGAATTGTGGGGGTGATGGCACATATGAAGGCATCCAGTTAGAAGTTAAAGCGGAAAGTAAGGAGGGCTAATGTGGATAAATATCTGACATCTAACAATGTGTGTGAGATGTTTCATATTACTAAACGCACACTTAATCGGTGGGAAATTAACACACCTTGGGGGATTCCATTCCCAGCCCCGGCATTAAGTTCTGAGGGCGGAACAATGAAAAGATACCTCGCTACTGATGTAATGAAGTGGGAGGAAGAATGCCAGCAAAAGAAGCAACTAAAAAAAGCTATATAA